GTCGTAATGAGCCTCGTAGTTATAAGGATTAAATTCTGTTGCTGTCATATCTTTTGTTTTAAAATTATACCACAAACATACAATGTCTACGTTAAGTTAACGTTAAGCTAATGTTAAGAAATCGTTAAGAATTATGAACCTGGAGTGGAGAGGGGTGGCTCTCAGCGAGCCCACTGCGTTTAAGAAAGCCTACTGCGTTTAACGACCAGCGACCCTATTGCGTTTAAGAAACCCTATTGCGTTTAAGAAACCCCACTGCGTTTAACGATAAACCCCCAATCTGAGAGGTCTCTAAAGCACACGGAGACCAATCAAAATCGAGGGTTATCTACTTGGTTATGCAAAGAAATACTGTCTTTCGACACAACAAATATACAAAAATATTTTAAACTACCTAATAGTATACGCACCTTTTGTGCGATTCACCAGGACATATTGAGCGGCATATCTGATGGCATCGATACAGTGATTCCATTTGTCCACAGGTTTTGTTTGTCCTTTAGTAGCCCACACATAGTTATTCAGCTCCTTAATGAGTTCTGTGGAGTCAGGGTCAACAATAAGGTCATAGTCCTGGAGCAGTGCAATACCGGACAATATAGACCCACTGCGTTTAACGGTAGGAGTTATATTACACCCTTTCAGTTTTATCTCTTTAATAAGACGTGGCTCAGCAGAGTCCGACACCACTAGGTGCGGACCTGCATACCTAATATTATAGTCTGCTATTTGAGTAGTGGACATCCCTACCTTAGCATACATTACCTTCAGGAATATCCGCTTATTACCCTTATCAATAGACAACTTCACAAGTGTAGTGGGGTCAACAGAGAAACCAAAATCCTGTCCAAAGATAGTTTCATAGTTATCGTTAAACTCTCCCACTCTCCAATTAGTAAAGATAACACCCTCCTGCTTCTCCATCCACCCACCAAGTATCTGGTGTGTGTATTTCTCAGGTCTACGTCTTCTAATCTCTGCTATCTGATTTAGAAACGACTGAGACAGGTTGTCAGTGTTGTCTAGGTATGTGGTGTGAATATATGTGATGCCATCTTTTATACCATTGAATCCTTCGGGGATATCTCTATTCGCATAGAAACGCCCCCAAATCCAATGCTCCTTAGTGGTTGGGTTAAGTATTAAGATGACCCTATTAGGTTTAGTTTTCACCCTAACAGACTGGTCAATCTTGTCGAAGGTATCTTCATCCGTAAGCTCTTCAGCCTCATCCAGGACAAAGGTGGTTATTGCGTTTAACGATTTCAGTGATGCTGTTTGGTTTCCTGAGGCAGTTCTAATTCCTTTAAACAATATGGAAGACCCTGTCTTAATATTTGTTATCTCGTCTTTCGTTATGCGAAAGTCCTCGACAACACCCATAAGCTCCAGCTTCTCAATAAACTCAGGGATAATAGAGGATGCTGCGGAGGTCATTGTGTATCGTGTAAACAGGACCTTGTGTCCCTTTTCATAGGTCAATAGCAGCAGGAACACGTTTACTGCAAAAGACTTACCAGACCCTCTACCACCTGTTGTAATAAAGTAACGTGACTCGTTGCCAAATGCTTTGTACTTAGGATTCAGATTCGGTACTTTCATCTTCCTCAGGTGTTATATCGATTATGTCTTCTATTTCTTTTGGTTGCTCAGAGCCTGGAAATATATTCACAATAGAAAAGTCTATGTTCTTAGCTTGACTTAGCGCATCAGGATTATCCATTGCTTTACCGTATATATACTCAATAACCATCTTACGGTCGTACTGAGAGTTCTCTGCCTTTTCAGCAACCATCTTCCAGAAGTTAGCTTCAGACCCATAAACCTCCTCTATCGCATTGGTGGCAAGTATCTTAGACCTGTTCTTCTTAGCTTTATTCAGATTAGCAGGAGTGGCCATAGTCTTACGGACAAGTGCATCGCCACGCTTTGCACCATTGCCCTTCCGACCATCGGTCTTCTTCATATATTTACGTTCTGGCTTTTGTCTAGGCATAACCTCCCCATTGCTCCGCAATAGCCTTTGCTATTCCCGGAAATGTTTTACTTCTCAATGTACTTCTCTCCTGTGGTGTTTTAGCTTTTGTTAAAGCCTCAGCATACCACTTAGGGTGTGACTTCCCACTTTTAAAGTATGTTCTTTCACCTTTACTAACCATCTTAGTGGCTTCAAGAACAGGCAAGTTCTTGAGCCACAAACAAGTCTTTTTAGATGCTTCATCTCCAAACATATATGGCTGTATTATTTGGTCAGGTTTTCTAATAAAGGTGCTTATAAATCCAACAGGATTCTCTATAGCTATTTGCTTTACATCAGCACCCATAAGTCTCCTAATAAAATCCAAAGCCTCATCTCTTTTACGATATCTATCTTCGTTTCTAGAACCATCCTTATTCGTAAACCATCTGTTGCCAGAAACAGTTAAGTATGTGCAGGGAGGATGTGCTATCATTAAATCCCAATCGTGATTATCTATAACCTCAAAAACATCTTGTTGAAAATGCCATTCAGGGTGACCTCCACTGCAAGGAAGTATATCACAACTGTAAGCATCGTGACCAAGTTCTCTAAATGCTTTGGTCACTATTTGACTCTCCTCACAAGCTACTAGAACTCTTTTCATATATTTACGTTCTCCTTTTTGTCTAGGCATATAATTCAGTTATAGGAAGTAGTATCCCTTTTGATGTGTTGCTATCACCACCTAAAACATCTCTGTCAGTTTTTAAGTATTTTCTACATTTAGATTTAAGAATTTTAGTTGGTATTATGTGCATAGTATTTTCAAATGCAAAACAATAAAAGTCAGACTGTGTGTTTGATATTCCGCTTGACTTTCCTCTAGACCTGTACTCAACAAAAACATTACCTGTTTTAAGAGCTTTCAAGTCGTGCTTAACCTCTATCTTGCTATTGCTGAGAATATCCGCAAGTTCCTTTTCTTTTACTTGACCTACAGATAAGTCGTATTTGAAATCGCTATTGTATTCCATTTTTATATATCTTCTCGTATAATTCCCATATAGCATTATACCATTCGGTCTTGCTATACAACTTCTCTCCTAATTTCTTCTGCCCTTTGTATTCTATCTCAAGGCGATATTCCAATCCTTCAGGGATTGGATATATCTTATAACCGTTATTAAGACAATAGCTCTGTGCCTCTAAGTTCCTAGAACGAGGTGACAGTTTCGTAAGTGCTGTAAGTCTTTGTTTGCTGATTTTTCGGCTCAATCTTAAATCCTTTTAACATTGTTAATATCCTAAACTCTGCGTCTTCTATCTTGTCTGATGGAATGTCGTTAACTAAATCCACAAGTAGCTGAACTTCTTTGCGATAAGGTCTAGCGTCCTTTAATTGTAACTGTAACTCGGTTATTTTGTTTTTCAGGTTATCAATAGTAATGTCTCTCTCATCAACATTATTATAAACATCACCCAAACTGTTAAACACCTCAAGAGACTTGAAGTACATTTTCCTGTTTAATGGAGAATCAAGTATGTCTAATTCAAAGTTTTTTAACGAATGCAATATTGTGGCGTGGTTTTTTCTAATATACTTAGCTATATATGACTTAGCACCAGACCCAAACCCACTGCGTTTAAGGAAGCCATATGTTATCCTATAAAATATAGAACGAGCCATAACATTCTTATGGTCTCTTATCGGACTTCTAAGGTCTCTGCCTGTTACTGTTGAAACTATCTTTTCTATTCTTTGCACTTCTTGTGCTAGTTCATTATTCATTGTCTTCTTTATTTAATAATATTTGTACTGTTAATGTTGTAACCAATTCACAAGCCAGCAATATTCCCTCACATTCCTCATATCCCTCCAATTCCTCAAACAAGTTGAGGCTGACATAGATATCATCAAGTGATACTCCAGCAAGAATATCATTACAGGTGAGGATAAAAAACTCCTCTACTACAGGAGTTCTAAAATCCCACTCCTTTAATATAGCTTGCAATTGCCTCGCTAACCTTCTCTTTACCTTGCTGTATATCATCGGGGGTTGCGTCATAAGTTTTTACCTTTAGTGTTCTTTTGTCTACAATAACAAAGGTAAACATTTTTTTCTTAAATATCGACATATAAATATAGGCTTGTGCATCATATCCATATAAATCCATATTGTACTGCCAAGAATCGATGTCGGATGTAGTCTTGAGGTCCACAATCCTATCGCCTCTTAAACAGTCTGCTTTGGCTCTGAAGGGAAGTCCTTGCACATAGTTAATTCCCGGTACTTCATATTCTCCTCCTGTAAATAAGTCATTTGCTGTTGGGTTGTCCAAAATAGCATCAACAATGCCTTCCGCCCATACTTTCTCCTTAGATAGCATAATCTCTTTACCTTCCAGCGAAGGGTCTTTAGCAGCTTCCTTATAGCCCTTATTACGCCTAGTAGCCACATCAACAAAATGGTAGTAATCATCTAACTTATCTTTTTCTAATAGTGAAACGTGGATAAGCCTCCCTTCACGCAGAGGCTTCATATTTGCATCCAAAGGTTCTCTGTTGCCTAAATAGCTGTCGATGCCCTCCAGAAGTTTCTTGCAAGATGATGAGGACAGGCAAGCCTTATTAAGGTAGCCATAATAAAACTCATTATCGTACATCTTTTCGATTAGGTCTTCTACATCCCAATCAGTCCCATCAAGAAGCTTTATCGTCTCCATCTTCTTTATCTTTAGTAATCATTTGATGTAGGTATACACACATCTCTTGGAGCTGCGCAACGGTCTTCTCTAGTTGCTTTATCTGTTGAGCTTGGCTCAGTCTTTTTTTATTCATATCTAATATTTTAACCCTACTAACAAGTTTGCAATAAACATCCCAATATTCATAATCTTGCTTTCAGGTTATATTCTTCCATCAGGAAACCAATCTTTAGGGTAGTCCTGTATTATTAGTTCAACATAAAAAAATATCAGGTCAATACATATCGACTTAAACATATTGTTAAAATGCTGATAGCTTATACCTAGCCCCCATTGGCTGTAGTATCTACCTATTTTTAGTTTCATTTTACTTCTGCATTTTTTATAAGCCAAATAAGTTTCTCTAAATTTTCAACATTAGTGAATCGAATACCATCTACATCAAAAATCTCTACAAACCAAAGCCCATCTTCACTCTCAGCTTCTTCGCTGTCACAGCTAATTAAGCATAAGCCACTTGTAAATTGATATTTGTAGTAATGCCAATCATTATCATATCCAGACTCTTCTTTCGTGAAATCTTTACGTATAAACCCCAAATGTATTAAATCTTTTTCAGTCATTTTCTATTTCTTTTTGTAAGTTAGCAAGTGCCCTCCAAGCTACTTTAGCTGAATGGCGTATACCATCTGTATCTATTGTTCCTGCATCGATGAGGTGACGCATTAAAGCGTCAAGCTCATCTCCTGACTTGCTTCTATCCCACGCTAGAGGTTTATCAGGGTTGTGTTGTTGCTGACCAGCATAACTACACTTAGCAACTTCTTTTATTGCATCAGGAAAGTATTTTAAAACACCTGAGTAAACAGGTATCTTCTTTCTGTCTTCTGTTGTTTTTGCAGTGGAGGATGAAAAATACCCTCCTCCGTAAAATGGTTTTTTAGCGTCTCTCATAATTTTATAGATAAATTTGTATGTAAATATGCTACTTCCTTTTCTACTCTAGCCCCATTAGCGAACTGAGTAGTAGCTGGATTTCTTCTGTTGACTTCCCACTCAGGCGAAACGCATAATAAATTATATGCGAATATACCAGAAGGAGTACTACATATATAAATAGGAATGTCAAAATGAGCCTCGCAGGTGTCCACAAGGGCTTGATATTTTTTTCTTTCGATGAGTAACGTCTCATAGTGTGTCTTTCTACATTTTAATTCTACTCGGTGTCTTGTCGATGGGGAATAACAATCCCATCGACTCATCTGATTTCTTGCCTTAACAAGGTCAGGATACGTACTGCGTTTAAGAAACTCAAACAGTTCAGACTCTTTACTTATAAGTCTCATATAATGCTTTTAGCGGTTTGTATACGTTTTCTATAAAGCAAGAGGAACATCCTGTAGACTTCCTTTTCTCCTTAAATACTCTATTGTATATCCTGACCATCGTTCTGTTCTCTTGGACGGATATCTTACTAGAGCCTCTTTCTACTACATTCCTTACAAAGTCGTACTCGTTTTCTGTAAAGCACTCAGGCTTTTTGTACTTGAACTTTTTATTCAGCACTTCCTTACGCTCATCACACCCGCAATCTTCTCCAGCTAAGAACTTTACAGCTTTCTTTATTCCTGTTACTGTGGTAATTTTTTCTATAGTATCCCCTAAGCCTTTAGGTGCAGAATCATATTTAGCTTTCCACTCCTTATATGCTTTGGTGCGTTTATCTTTTGGTGGTTCTGGTATGTTCATTTTTATCTTTTTAGTGACCTATCAATATACCCTGACTTCCTGTTGGTTCTACTATAATAATATGTGCTTTGAAATTCCGTTGTAGGAATAAACTTTACATTATTATTTATCTCTGCTTTTGTTTTTCTGCGTCTCATATCTTATCGTAATCTTCGTTGTAAAAATCCATTATATCCTCTCCGAACTTTTCTTCAATCCTTGTTCGGTAATTCTTGCAAGAGTTATATATACTCGTAAGTGAAATCTTTGTATCCTTAGCAATGTCCCTAAGAGATTTATCAGTAAGGAAGTATAGCTTGAATAACTTCTCATCATACCAATGCCAGGTTGAAACCTCCTGATATATGGCTTCAGATATTTTATAGTATGCCTCCTCCATAAGGTCATCTTTCTCTCTTTGGTCTGGAAGTACTGCAAACTTACTGATAACACTTTCATCCGAGTCGTCCGTATAGTAACCTCTATACTCCTCAAAACTTTTGTTATTATTGTCTTTATTTTTTTTATAATCATAAAATAGATTTCTAAGTGTGGTATAGACAAAGAATGAATTAACCTCATCATTCTTCATTATTCTATCTGGATTATCAATATACTTA